ATTATAAAGACCTATTTGTAAAACCCAAAAAAGGTTATACAAGATTACCAACATTGCAATTATTCCTAGGCGTATGGAATCACAAGTATACAAATTATTTTTCAGCAATATCACCTGCTGTATTACAAATGTTAAAAAACAAAGGAGTAGTGATTGTGTTCAACAACTTCAGTGAAGCATGGCCGCATGACATGTATAACATTCCTATTGCTATAGAAAATGAAGCAATTAAATATGGCTTTCCATTAGAAAACATTGTTTACATTTCAGGTAATATGTACGACCGTGAACGTTATATAAAGGAAAGTATATATAAAACACTAAATGTAGTCAGCATTTCTTACTGGCATGTGATGACACATTTTAATAATCACAACTTTGATCATTATAAAAAACCTGCTACATACAATAAAATATATGCTTGTTTGATGAGGAAAAACAGAATACACAGAAAAAAATTGCTAGACATGCTCGAAGAGAATAACTTATCTCAACATGGCTTGATTTCCTTTCCAGATGTTCATCAAATTGATCAGCCATTACACAGTGTACAGTTTCTCAATACACTAGAACACATACATCAAGATTGTATGTTTAGTATTACAGCAGAAACACATCATAACAGCACAGTTTACACAGAAAAAGTTATCAAACCAATGTTATGCAGAATGCCACAACTGATAATCGGCAATGTGAATGCAAACAGAGATCTCAAATTAGCAGGTTATAAAACGTATGAGGACTGGTTTGATTTAAGTTGGGATAGCGAAAACGACTTAGAAAAGAGGCTTCATTGTGCTGTTGAAGAAATTAAAAGTGCTGTAAGACGGTTATACGCACTCACAGACACCGAAAAGCATGCCTGGGTGAACAAAAATACAGAAGTTTTAGAACATAATTATCAACAAACAGTTAATAATAATGCTTGTAAAAAAGAACTAATTAGGCTTTTGAATGTCTTGAATACTGATCCAGTAAAGCCTGACCAGTAAGTCTTTCACCAAAAACATGTATAAGTTTTCCGGCCTTATACCTTTCTATGACCCCATTGTTATAGGCACGGTCTGTAACACATTGGTCACCTTCTGTGTCTTGTGGTCTATCATCATACCACATACTACTCAATGAATGTACATGAAGGTCTTTAAGACCTTTTGCCCACTCTTCTGCTTCAAGTAATAATCTTTGCCTTTCCACTGCTTTATTATGTTCAGTCATCTTTCTAATACTCCAAAGTGTGCAAATGTTTGCTGAACACATACTGCTTGATAGTATGCATCGGCGTCTGCACTGTGTAAATCTTGTTGTATGGCTTTACGTGGGTCAACTGGCATCATATTAAAGATTGTTCTACAATCTTGTACTTGCCAAAATGCCCAACGTCTATGATGATCAAATTGTTTGAACAAGTCCTCAAGAATTACCATATCAAATTGTGGACCTTGACACCAAATTTTGTCAACGTCCCATAACCATTTATTTAAGTCCTTAAAAAATTCATCTAGTGGTAGTCTACCTTCTTCGCTGAATGCTTCGTCTTGGATATGCTGTGGTAACTTTGCCCACCATTCTAATGTGCTTTCTAACACACTACGTCCAGATTCCATTTGTTCATCAGCACTTGGGCGCCACAATGTTTTAGTATGCGGTTCTTGTGAAGTGTAAGGATTAAACTTAACAGCACCAACAGATAAGACAACACAATCAGGTTCTGTGCCTAGTGTTTCTATGTCTATCATAGCATGTGTAGCCATACGATTACTCCATTAAAAGTAATATTATACTATGTTATGAGAGAATTGTCAAGAATTGTGCCGCAAAATATTTATGGCCTTTTGCAGATATATGTCCATCATGTGTTTCTCCAAACCGCATTGCCGCACCTGTCATTGTAAAAGGCATAGATATATTATTCCAATGTGGGTTGCTTATGTGTGTGTAATTCCAAATTTGGTTAGAAAATTTTACTTCTGACAACATTTCATATTCTGGTACCAATGGTACCGCTGTGTGGATAATTTTATTTACACCTATATTTTTCAAGTATGTATCCACATGATTCATATACAAAAGTGTGTTTATAAAACCATCAGTAGAATTATGAAGATTACTGTAATAACTAATTACTGGTTCTTCCTCCAGCCATGGGCCAATGGTATAGATATCACTTTGGTATATGTCAACAGAAGAATCATCTGATGTTCTTGTTTCAGGATAACGATCAGGTGTATATGCATCAGTGAGTATGCTTACTCTATCTGGGAACGACCAACAAAGTATTACTGTGTCATCTTTTTTGTGCTCTGAGTTTAAGACAACATGCCAAATATGTTTGTTACCAATTCCACAACATGCTCTGTTAGAGCAATCAAAATTTAATGACTTTGCTAATATATACGGCCACGAATTTTTGTCTGGTATTTCTGGACTTAGGTCATCTAGATCTAGACCTTGTCCTACAGTAAAACTATCGCCGTAAGCAACAATCCTAGACATTTTACAAGACTAATTTTTCTTCGTCAGCAATCTTGTTTTTATTAGCATTTACTGAACTGAGCTGACCAGCACCTTTAACACCTTCAGCCCAAACCATTTTTTCAAATGGATCTTGTTCGCCTGTTTTGACTCTTTCCCAAAATTCAGACTTTTGTCCTATTCTTTCTAAGAACCAAGAAATCTTGTATGCACTACGCACTCTGGCATTTTGCATATCAGGATGACCAAAGTCTCTGGGATCGTCTGGATTACCTTCCATGTACTTTCTATTTTGGAAAGTTTCGTCATCATTGTTGCCTGTGATATCAGCTCTATCGTGAATAAACTCTACATCAATTCTTTCAAAGATATCCAGCATGTATGCAATGTGACTAAGCCAAGCATCGTTCTGTGCATTTTGGCTGAGATGATCCATTAAGCGGAACCAATCTTTAGGCACAATAGGTAGAATAGCATATGGGTGTCCACCATGATTATCTCTAGGTGCTAGTAATTTGAATTGACCATTATACTTGGTAATTTCATCGTCCCAATTATCACTAACCATTAATGCATCATCATTCCAAAAGAATAACCATTCTCCAGTAGAACTTCCTGCTAGTGTGTTCACATAGGTGTGCAGATTTTCATATCCAAGAGGTTTGAAAATATTTGCTCTACATTCAATTTCATGTTCACGCAAATAAGGAGCAATTTCATCTTCAATGTATTTTTTTACATCGTTATCGTCTTCATCTAATCCTAAGATGATCTCTATTCGTTTAGTTACTCTTGCCTTTGATACTAAAGTTTCTAAACTTGTTTTTAATACTTCTGTTCTCCCTCTTGTGGGTAACAGTACCGTGATTATTGTTTCATCACTCATTGAGGATTACCTGTAAATAGTTTTCTGATATTGCCACGGAATGTGTAATGTCCTACATGGCTAAGTGCTGTACGTGGATCTAAATAAACTTTACCACCCATTTGTTGCCACAGTCTACAGAATGTGTAGTCCTCTGACAAATAACGTCTTGTATCAGGATCAATCATTGTGTCAAACAATGCATACATAAATGGTTCAAACTTTTGATCTACGTTGATGTCATTGTTGTATTTCATCTCTGGGTGAGCATCAAACATTTGTTGTATAGTATCTTTACGGATACACATAAATCCTGTACCAGCATCTTTGAGTTCTATCAAGTTGTCTGTGATTTGAACCTGTGTTGTTTTTTCGCCTTTATCATTTTTCATAAAGTCAAAATTTACAACATAGTTTGAACTATGTCCCTCAATAGTATTTTCATTCTCTTCTGGATTGGCTCTAGCCGCACCAATAATACTTTGCCAGTTAATTGCTTTTTTAGGATAAGCACCAACCACAACAGGTTTATCATATGCTACCATGCGTAACATATCTTCAGGATTGAATTCAATGTCAGCATCAACAAAAAATAAATGTGTTGCTTCTTTGTTTTCCATAAAGAAACTTGTTAGTGTGTTTCTTCCTCTGGTAACTAAACTTTCATTTGCAAGTGTACTAACAGTATAAGGAATATCATACTTGCCAAAAAGAATAGCAAGTCTCATCATACTTCTAAAGTAAGGTTCACCAATTTGTCCACCATAACAAGGTGTAGCAATAAAGATATGTTTTTGTCTTAATAATCCTACTGGTATTTCGATCTTTTGATCAAGTAATTTATGCATTACAGATTCGTCATTCTTTGGGTTCTGTTTTGCAGGTGGTTTTTGTTTTGCTTTTTTCTTAGCCGGCATGTGTATGTCCTGTAATTTATATCTATACTTAGTTAGTAATTACTATTGTTTAGTAGTAATCTGGCGGAGAGTGAGGGATTCGAACCCTCGATACAGTTACCCGTATAACACCTTAGCAGGGTGCCGCTTTCGACCACTCAGCCAACTCTCCGAAATTGGAGCGGATACCGAGAATCGAACTCGGATCTAAACGTTGGCAACGTCTTGTAATAGCCGTTATACTATATCCGCAACATAATTATTTAACGAACGTGACCAAATTATTCTCATAAGTTTGGTTAGTATCTATTGTAGCATTAGATATGTGAATGTCAAGAGTTAATCTCAAGGTATTATTGTCAGGTACACGGACCTTGTGCTTGATATGACCACTGTGAATTATCAGTCTATTGTACATATTGTGAAAGTATTGGTCTTCTAAAAACAAGCCAGAGTTTTTATCTTTGTCTAATGGATTTAGAAACAATGTAGATGACACATAAAATGTATCATCATTAACACCAATAAAATCTTGGTGCTCAGAAACTTTACTGCCATGAGAAAAAATTGGCATGTCTGATTTTACTTTCTGAGATAATGTTGCACGTGGTTCATATTCTGTGAGATAATCTGTAAACCAATGTTGCAATAAAAAAGTTTGTTGTAGAGTACCTTGTTTTACGGGCATGCCAAAATGAATATGTTTAGATTCTCCATATTCTTTGTAGTAATTAGTAAAATTTGCTTTGGTTTTAATCCACGTTTGTATGGATTCTAAATGTTGGGCAGGAATAGCATTGTCTATAATATGTACAGGACTATTTTTAATTTTTGTTTTAATCATAATCCTACCTGGTGGAGCCGACAGGGGTCGAACCTGCGACCTTCTGGATGCAAACCAGACGCTCTCCCAACTGAGCTACGGCCCCGAATTTGGAGCTCGTAATCGGAATCGAACCAATGACCTACTGATTACAAATCAGTTGCTCTACCTGCTGAGCTATACGAGCATAACAGTTTTTATTTATAGTTCAGTGATTACCTTTCGTTTGGCTTTTTGGATACAAATTCATTTAGACGTTCGGCTTCTTTGAGTACGTCTTCAGTGGTAGGCATGTCCTCAGGATTTTTTGCTCTAGCCTGTAGGATTTCTCTTGCCTCGCGAACTAGATCAAGTCTAATCTCATATGGTGTTTTATTGGACATTTATTAATTTCCTTTACAAATTATTATAAACATATTTATCAGTATCTAAATAATTAGTTAACACGAGCTTTAAGTTGATAAATAGAACATCAACAAGGAGAGAAATGCCTATAAAATTTAAGCCCTCACAAAAAACATTCGTAAAAGGACGAGGAACTAGAATTGAGCATTTCTACATCAAGAACACATCGACTAAAGAACTTATTGAGTACATCAATAAAGGTCAAAAACCAAAAGTAAAACAAAAGTGTCGTAATGAACTCGATCGTAGAGGTGTAAATTTAGTTTGGGTTCCAGTAACGTCTGACTAGTTTGTATTCTAAACCGTACGCCTCAACTTCACGTTGATCTCTGCCTTTGTGGCTTTTCCTAGATTCAAAAGTACACCCTTCTATAAGTTGTTTTGCATGAACTAATTCATGTGCAAAGGTCACAACAACTTCATCAAAGTCATACCTTTCGTATTCATAACCTATGTTGGTGCCTCTTGCTAATTCTATAATAATAGATTCGTTGTCTCCTAAACAATAACCCATAGCACCATCCAGATGTTTTTCAGATCTTATTTCTATATCAACGTCGTGATCGATGTCTTTACACAGATGATTTAGAACATCTTGACCAAACTGTTCTAGTTGACGCTTCTGCTGGAGTTGTCCTGTAAAGAAAAAGTGAATCATATGTCTGTACCAATCCTATTAGAATTTTGTATATCCTTATCTTTGACATAGTCATTAAAAATTTCAAGCAAAGGTTCAAAGTTGTGAAACTTTGGAGCAAGTTGATACTGTCTTTTATTATACCAATCAGTTAGTTCATTGTACTTAACCAATGGTTTTCTGTACAGGGTATTAAAATAATCTAAATTGCCAGATTGTTTCATATAGTGTATACGAAGTAATTCAAAACCTGTTTCTTTTCTAAATGGTACTTTGTATTCTGCCCAATCAAATGCTTTGTAATATTTTATTTTGTAATCATACTGATCATATCTAAACATTTTATCATTGAGCATGTAAGGCATTTCATGATATTGTTTGATTACACGCATATTATTATAGTATGCAAGATATAAAATTTCACTACTCATATAGAAAGGGTCAACAATCAAATCTATATTATTTTTATTTGCAAAATTTAACCATGGCACATATCTTCTTTTATAAAGATCTTTATCCTGCTCGATCCTCATATCAGTAGATACTGGATTTGGTTTATAACCTGGAGGATAACATTTGCCATCAAAGTAACCTATGTGTTGAGCCTCGCCACCTATTACAAATGTACTGTCATCTAAATTGTCTAATATGCATTTAGCCTGTGTTGCAATTTGAGGACTGTTAAAATAATATTCCTTAGCAAAATCTAACACATGATTGTCTTCTATGAAATCACGCAAATCAAAATCAACGTATGTGTGGTCAGCACCCATATGGTCTGCAAATATTTTACTAGATACTACATCGCCTGGGTTGACCACACTGTCGTCCCACATAAATCTAAAGGTTATACATTTTACATTATTACAGTACCTATTAAACACATTAAAAGCAAACTGGCTGTCTATGCCGCCACTTAGTAACAATGTAATGGGTTTATCTTTGTAAGGTTCTAATGCTTTTTTGAAATGATGTTGTATGTCATAATTGGTTGGCTCTTGTATATAGACGTTGGATACTCCTTCAGAAAAATCAAAAGAAAATGATTTAGAGTCACCAAAAGATAGAGCGTTTGTTGCCATACAATGTATTTATTCTAGTAAAATATGATAAATACTTATTAGAAATATCCATACATTTAGGACATTACTGGAGCAAATAAAATGGCAAAATATTTAATATCGTTAGATAGTGAAGTATATGCTGATAATGCGGCTGGTGCTACAGCCATTACTGATACGGGTGCATCAATTTACACTACGTTTAACTTACCGTTAACGTATGAAATTGAAGCAACGCCAGAGCAAATGAACGACATCAGTAATATTACATTACAAGAATATTCAACACTTTCAACGCAAATTATACCTCAAGGTGCAACATTTAGTTTAGCACACTTGAATTACACTCAAGATCCGCAAGGAAACATTACGTATCAAAACGTACAAAATGGTGCAGGAGTAGATGTATTCTTGATTGATACAGGAATCAACCCATCTCACCAAGAATTTACAACTGCAAACATTTCCAACTTGTGGTCAAATTTTTCAGATGATAGCGAAATAGATGATTACCTCGATGTTGTTGGGCATGGAACAGCAGTTGGAAGTTTAATTGCAGGTGGTAACATTGGCGCGGCTCCAGGCGCACAAATTCACAATGTTAAACTGTTTAATGCAGTTGACGGTAATGTCACTATAGGTCAAATTGTAAACAGTCTAGATGCTGTATATAACTATCACCAAAGCAATGATAACACAAAACCTAAAATTGTTTGTACACCATGGGTAATCAGCCAAAACAGTTTTGTTGATGCAAAGATTCAACAGATGAATCAGAACAACATGATTGTTGTTGCATCAGCCGGTAACAATGGACAAGACGTAAACATGTATTCACCAGCAGGAAATGATTTTGCAATCACTGTAGGTGCATTTAACAGCAGTAATGAAGTAACAACATTTACTAATGGTCCTACAACAGACGGTAGTAGTGGTTTTGTAAACTATGGTTCGGCACTAGATTGTTTTGCACTAGCAGTAGATATTAGTGTTGCTGATAGCAGTAATGTTGCAAACTATAATACGTCAACAGGAACAAGTTTAGCGGCAGGTATTGCGGCAGGTGCTCTTGCAGGTTATGCTCAACGTGATACTGATCTAAGTGCTCCAGAACTTAAAGAAAGATTCTTAGCAGAAGGTCACATGTGGGGAGTCAACGACTTAACATATGATAATGCCAATGTTAACTATAGCACAGTTTACAAATCAATGGTAACAACCATAAGTAATCAAACACCAGTTTTGTTTGCAGAACAATCAGGTAGAATTAAAAACGTACAACATGGTACAACTACAACTTTTGATTTAGGCAAAGTTGCCAACTCTGCAGAAATTGCAGTACTAGACTTTGCTCCTTTACCACCGTGGATCAGTTTAGATGTAAACACAGGTATTGTGACAATTGATGGCACTCATGCAGACTGTAGTGCAGATTTAGCACCAGGTGTATATATCTTTGCTGTCAAAGGCACAGTGTCACCTACAGCAGATTCTGCAGACAATGTTATTGTTGTTGAAGAATACAGTGTTGGTTTATATACAACAAATGAATCAGAAGTGGATGGCAGTGGTGACGGTGCAATCAGTTCATACTACTATGATAATAGTAATAACGAATATGATGAAGTTGTAAACTATCAAGTTGCTCCTTCAAGTACACCATCATTTAAGCACTAAAAATTATATCAAGAATTTTTTAATTCTTTGAAACCTCATTATAAATACTAGCAACAGTAAATTATAATGAGGTTTTTTTATGGAACTTGACTTAACAACAAAGAACAATGTTTTTAATGCAGTTGGCTCTCAGGGGCAATGGTTTCAACACAGATGGGGTAAACGTTCTTACCCAAACTTAGAGCTCGACTTTGACGACGTAAAGAAAATTGTTTCTAAACTTGGCAAAGATGAATCTGTATATGCAAAATCAGTATACGGTGATTCCATGCAATGGGAAAACATTGCCGATTTAGCAAAGTTGTTAGGCGAAAAACTTATTATCACAACATACGGTATGGCTGGCGAAGACCAAATAGAAGCCATTAATAAAACTGGTGCATTTGTGCATGTCATGTTAGATGGCATAGATGATTTATGTGGTAAAGTTTTTCTTAGAGCAAAATGGTCTAAGATAGATAAATTTATCGAAACATGCAATAACAGACTAATTGAGTTTTATGTGTATGAGCATAACAAACATCAAATTCCAGATCTTATTAAGTACTGTCATAACAAAGACATTTTCCTAAAACTATCACCTGGCACAGCAAAAGATGCAGTTGGTAGTGCAATCATTGATCAAATGGGAGAGTGGCTATATGATGTTATGCCAGAGGCAGTAAACACAGACTTTAAGGGGCCTGGATATTGGACTGACGAACTTGAAGATTATGAAAATATCAAACCTATTGAACTTCAACGTAACACAGAAAATCACACATCATTAAGAACTTTTATGACCAGTCCTGAAGGACGAAGTGTGCTAGAAAAGCCACTGGTATCATCATTCATTCCCAACGAAGATTATTTTGATGACTTTGCTGATGAGTACAAAGAAGAAACATCAGATAATTGCTATATTGCAGTGTCTGGTCATGTGTTTAAGAACCATGAAGAATACACAATGTTTTCTCAAATGCTCTCACCTGATTGGGACGTATCTACCGAAACTTGTAAAACAGATGCAGTAACACATAATTTATTTGCACAAAAAGTTTTATGGTACGCCAAAAGATTCGATGAAGAATACATCAACGAAATCGAAATAGATAAAGTCTTTTCTTAAACTAACCCAACGTATGTATTAGGAGACCCTGTTGATACAGGGTGTCCACACGTGGCTAATGCGCCGATATGTGCAGGTGGTAATCCAGAACACCTAACTCTTGGAGCACCTTGTGCAATAAATGAAACTGTGTGAGGAGGTTCGCCGTGGGCTGATATTGCATCACCCAAAAGGCTTACAGGAATACCATTTACATTAACTCCAAAAGGAGGTATAGCACCAGGGCCAACAATGACTCCTAGTGTAACTAAATCTCCTATTTTTGAAATTGGTACGCCTGGCATGCAATTATTTATCTTCAGTAGAATCGGAGCCTTGCAACTCCATCTTAACTTCTTGATCAATCATGTCTTTATAATCATTTGCAGTAAGTTCTAAACTCTCTGCCAGTGTAAATATTTCTCTTGTACTTAATATAAGTTCTTGAGATGGTGAGGTTAGTAAGAAAGGTAGTAAGACAACATCTTCTTGATTAACATAAACTACTTTAGGTCTATCAACAGTGAGATACTTTTTATCTTCATCAACACCATTTAGTTTACATATAATCTCTTGTCCGTTGTTAGTACGAATAGTAACAACTTTACCTATTAGGTCAACAACGTTGTACATTAGATATCACCTAATTTGCTAGTATCCAGTAATGCTTTGAACTCAGTGTAGCCGCCAATCTTTTCACCGTCAACAATAATTTGCGGAAAAGTTCTTGCTCCTGGAAATGTTTCCATTAGTGTTTCTCTGTCAAAGTCCTCGTCTAACATTTTGTATGTTAGTTCGTGTCCTTCTCTTTCTGCTAATGCTTTTGCCTGTACGCAAAAAGGACATTGCGGTTTGCTGTATATTTCTACTATCATTATAAACTTAATCCCTTAAATGTGTCTTCAGTTACATCTTGTTTAGTGCCACCAATAACATAACTGCTGATCTCTGTCTCTTGTGGTGCAACTTGTACTTCGCCACCGCTTATCCATTTTTGTGTCCACGGTAACGGATTACTTGCACTAACACTATATGGTGCAGTTAATCCAACTGCTCTCATACGTTTTGCACCAATCCATTCTACATAGTCTTTGAGAAGTTGTGCATTTAGTCCAATCATGGAACCATCTTTGAACAAATACTCTGCCCAATCTTTTTCTTCTCTGATTGCACTCATAAACATTTCAATACACTCGTTCTCACATTCTGCTTTAATTTTTGCAAAGTCTTTATCGTCTTGTGGCAAAAACTTCAGCATCTGTTGAGTACTAGCCAAATGTACATTTTCGTCTCTGGCTATCAATTTAATTATCTTGGCATTACCTTCCATTTTCTTTAATTCGGCAAACGCCCAACTACAAGCAAATGACACATAAAAGCGAACACCTTCTAAAATGTTTACTGCCATTAGTGCTAACCATAATGCCTTTTTATGTTCATAACTACCAAACTCTTTGTCCTCAACATCATTCATATCCATGAGGTTATCATAATACTTGCTGATGCTATCACTACATTTTACAATTTCTTTGATGTCTAGTAATTCATCAAACACTTTACTTGGATCAGAATAAATGTTTCTAATAATATGAGTGTAACTTCTGCTGTGAATAGTTTCTGAGAATGCCCATGTTTCTATCCATGTTTCTAGTTCAGGTAAACTCACAATAGGCAATAGTGCTAAATTAGGAGAACGTCCTTGTACACTATCTAGCAATATCTGTCTTTTGAGATTGCTTGTAAAAATATGTTGTTCATGTTCAGTGAGATCTTTGAAATCTTTACTATCTCTACTAATATCAACTTCTTCAGGTCGCCAAAAGAAACCCAACTGTTTGTCAGTTAATTTATCAAACTGTCTATACTTTAATGTGTCGTACCGTTGAATATTTACACCACCATCAAAGAACATTTTGTTTTTAGTGTGGTCTGTTTTTTTAGCATTAAATACTGTCATAGTTAAATTTTGCAACTGTCGCAATCCTCATCATCTGTGATAGTTTGTGACAAAGGAGTTTCTGATTCATTAGATTCAATATCTAACTCACCTTGTCCATCAAACGTGTTATTGTAATATAATTGTTTGCCACCATATTTGTAAAACATGATGATATGTTGTAACAAAACACTCATTGGAATCTTTTCATCTTCGTAGTGTTCTGGATTGTATGAAGTATTTACCGAAATACCTTGATCTATGTACTTTTGTAATACAGCACAAATTTTCAAATAACCTTCTGGGCTCTTTTGATCCCATAATAAATCATACTTGTTTTTTAATTTAGCATACTGCGGCACTACCTGTTTGAGTACTCCATGTTTGCTTTGTTTAACACTTACAAAACTACGTGGTGGCTCAATGCCGTTTGTGCTGTTACTAATTTGTGCAGATGTTTCTGCAGGCATAAGTGCCATTAATGTACTGTTTCTAATACCAGTTTCTTTTAATTGCTTACGTAATCCTTTCCAATCCATACGCTCTTTGTGTTTAACAAGTTCGTCAATGTCTTTCTTGTATGTTTGATTAGGAGTAATACCCTGTCCATATTTTGTTTCGTGATTACCAGGTATACAGCCTTTTTCAAGTGCTAGATCTGCACTGGCTTTGATCAAGTAATAACTCCATGCTTCTGCCCATTCATCAACAAGTTCCAAGTTAGGATCTTGATAGTTTGTATCATTTTTAGCCAACCAAAATGCAAAGTTAATAATGCCAATACCTAAAGGTCTGCGTTTCTCAGTTGCTAACTGTGCCGCAATAACCGGGTACTTCTGGTAGTCTAGCAGTGCGTCTAAGCCTCTTACAGCAAGTTCGCAAGGCTTCTGGAAGTCTTGTGTTGCTTTAATCCTACCCCAGTTAATTGCACTTAAAGTACACAATGCAATTTCACCATCTTCGTCGTTTGCACTCATTAATGGCTTCGTTGGTAGATTGATTTCACAACAAAGGTTGCTCATTCTAACAGGTGCTTGTTCTTCTACAAAACTACTATGTGTGTTAGCATGATCAACATTCATCAAGTATATTCTACCTGTGTCTTTACGTTCTGTTACAAACGCAGAAAACAAATCAATTGCTTTGATAGACTTCTTTTTAATACGTGTATTACGTTCTGCTGTTTCGTATAACTCTTTGAACCTGTCCTGATCTGCGTAGAATGCATCATATAATCCCGGCACATCATGCGGAGAAAACAATGTAATATCACCGTTACCTAATAATCTTTCATACATTAACTTGTTAAATTGCACACCATAATCCATGTGCCTTACACGATTTTCTTCTGTGCCTTTGTTGTTCTTTAACACCAGCATGTCTTCAATTTCTAAGTGCCAAATAGGATAGTATAGTGTAGCGGCTCCGCCTCTTACACCACCTTGGCTACATGACTTAACTGCTGATTGAAATAATTTATAGAAGGGGATAACGCCTGTGTGAGTTGCATCTCCACTCCTGATAGGTGAACCAATTGCTCTAATACTTCCTGCACCAATACCAATACCTGCTTTTTGACTTACATACTTAACAATACTACTGGTAGTAGCATTAATACTATCAAGGCTATCGTCGCTCTCAATGAGAACGCACGAACTGAACTGACGTTGCGGAGTTCGTACACCAGCCATGACAGGAGTAGGAAGAGAGATATAGTGTAAACTAATTGCATCATAATACTCCTTGATCCATTGTAATCGAGTTTCTGCTGGATAATCTGCAAACAGTGTTGCTGATATCAGCATGTATGCAACTTGTGGTGTCTCAAATATCTCACCTGTTGCTCTATTTTGTACTAGATACTTGCCGCGGAATTGTTCCATAGCCGCATAAGTCAATTCTTCATCACGAGTGTGATCAATATATTCACTAAGCTCGTTGATTTCTTCTTTGCTAAACTTTTCTAATATTTCTGCATCATAAAATCCTCTGTCAATATTATCCTGAATAATATCGCATAAGCAAGGAGGATCAAAAGAAGTATATACTTGCTTTCGTAAATGATAGTTAATAAGCCTACCAGCAACAAACTGGTAGTTGGGTGTTTCTTCTGTGATTAGATCTGCGGCACTTTTAATCAGTGTTTCTTGAATATCCGAACTTGTAATGCCACTATAGAATTGAATGTGGCTTTTGATTTCTACTTCACTTGCACTGACACCGGTAATACCATCACATGCATGAAAGACAACTTTATGGAGTTTATCTAAATCTAAATCCTCTTTACGGCCGTCTCTCTTTGTAATCTGTATGTGTTTTGACATGTGTTTCCTTTATGGTGTGAATGATTGCACAATAGTATTTTATACTACTATACTTATCTTGTCAAGCATTTTAGTTATCTAGTGCTATATTATACTTGGAAAAAACGGTACAGTTATCGAGGGCATACTGGTCATCGACAAGTTGATCTGCAATAAAATTATAGCACTTGCCTTCGTGGAAAAATACTGCACCATCCACTCCGTTTATATGATTACTTATGCCTCTGAAAATTAAATTTTCTTGATTAATGAAACCTAATTCTTTGAGAGTATGTGCAAGAATATAACTGATTCCGGACTGGCAAAAATAGCCTTCTGCTACAATTTCAAACACATTAGGCCAGTCTTTACAATTATAGTAATCTAAGTATCTTGGAAGTATTTTGATTTGGGAAAAGGTCTCGAGTACGTCTTCAACAGTTCCATCACTGGGGAAATCATTTCTGTATTGGCGCCAAACTCTTAATCTATCCGAGCTCGAATGTGTGGGTAAAAACATTTATGATGTACTTGACCAACGTCTAATAATATACTTTAATCTCAACTCTGCACCAATGTTGTGTGCAGTATAAGTAAATGGTGTAACATTCGGATCTACAATTTGATTTTGTAATTTAAGTTCTACTTCGTCGCCATTTAACACTGCTTCAAACTGTGGTTCTACTACAGGGTCACTTGAACTAATCTCGTATGAACTAGAGAATGTATCATTTAATACTACAGCATTTGCTGGGTCACTGAAATCAGTCCTTGCAGACACAGTCATAGTACCAATTCTCATATACTTGTTTGCAGAGCCTGCCTTCTCAGTTAATGTATAGTCTAATACAAAACTGTTAAACACACCAACACCAACACTAAACAAGGCGTCTCCAGCACTGTCGCTTAACAGTATTGGTTCAATTGTCAAAGAGTTATATGTTGTTGTAGTTTCGCCAAATGCCGCGGCTTCTCTGGTCTGTAATTCTAAATTTGTTTTTAGATTTAATAATCCTTTAGTACCATCAGATGTATCAGTTTCTCTGTCTATTGGACTTTGATTATAAATTTTATTTGACAACTCATTAAAATAACCTGCTTCTTCTCTGGTAGCAAAAGTTATTTCATTGTATGTTGTATCTATAACTAAATCAAATGAATCTGCTAAGTTATTATTAATATGTGTTAATCCACTTGCATACAAAGGACCGCCTGTGAATACATCAACAAACATATTAACATCTCTGTCTTTAATTAATCCATCTAACCAAGTTTCTAATTTTGCTCTAACAGTATTATTTGCTCTGTCATACTCGCCCGGTGTTAAACCCAAAACACTTAAAGTTGGTCGAGTACTATCTTCATATAATGTGAACGGTATACCACCTGCCGCTACACTGGATAAACTTGGTCTTTGCGATACATACAATTTATTCAAACTGCCATCTTCTTGCAAACTCCAATTCATTGTTGGGAAAATACTGGTGTTTGCACCTGTTGCTGTTGTCTGAACTAATGATCTATTAAGTGTAACAATCGCATCTTGCACACTACTAGCACTTGATAAATCAACTGATAATACTGGTGCTACCTTTGTTGTTCCTGTGTATGAAGAACCTAACACAGGCATCATTCCATTAGCACCATTAGAACCTTTTAATGCGGAAGTATCTGAACGCATTGAACCGTTAGTAACAAATACAGTATTTGCTGTTGTTTGATCTGCATCAATAGTTGATGTAGTGTTTACTATTGTTCCGTCGTTGTCAACTGTTATAATAACACTTGTGACTAAACTTGTAAATCCATTATCTTCTGATACCAGTCTAAAACTAGTATCAACGTTTGCTGAGCCAACGCCGTGATCTATAAATCCAACATTAGCAATATTTGCAGTCATGGTTGCTGTGTTACCACCAAGTATACCATTCTGTATTTCAATCAAGAAAGAATTATTAGCAGTAGACACTTCTTGTACTTCAAAAATAGCATCATCTAGTGTGCCTGCATCAACCATTCTCACATAATTACCTACTGCAAGTCCTTCAATAAAATTGCTGTCTGCACTAGAGATTGATACATTGGTTTCACCTGCTTGACTAGTAACTAAATTAGCCTCGCCATATCTAACCAAATTCCATGATGTTTGTGGTATGGTAATATCTAATGTTTTTGCTGTGTCATTAATATTATGCACATTAAACATTTTGTTGTTGAGATAATCGTTTACATTAGGTGTTTTTACTTTTGCTTTATTATAACGATATGTTCCGCTGTCAACACTAAAGATTGAATTGAAGTTTGCATTATCAAACTCAACAGTATATTTTGTAGGTGTACTTGTACCTGAATGATACGTGCTAACATTACCTGTTACATCAGCATCATAAAATTGATCTTCTCTGCCAATAATGAATGAACCTAATTGTAATGGACTTGGCAATGCAACAATATTTGCACCTTCTGCATATACTGCAATATGTTTATTTTCTAATGCAAAAAATCCAGTACCAGAACTTGTACTTACTCTGATATTCTGTTCTGGTATTTTTCTATGATGCGGAATACTGTATGCATCATAAAAACTATTTGCTTGGTTTGTTGCAGAAATATTTCCGTTAACACCTGTTAATGCTAAATTTACATTTGCGTTACCGTAATAGCAAACTGAAACATCGTCTGTTACATTTGGTGCTGTTCTCAATGTTAAAGTATGATAACCAGTAGAAGTAATATTGCTACCATTAAATGTATAATCTGAATTTGCACTTGGTATTGATAGCACAGAAGCATTGGATTCTGGTATTAGTTTAATACCATTTTTTCTCACAATAACATCAGTACTCTTAAATGTATCAGTGTTATGGTTATTAACAATGTTGTTAGGTATAAATTCTATATTGGAGTTTTGAGTTAGTGTTTGAGCTCTATTCAATGTAATTGTATAATTGTTAAAACCATCATTTACAATATTGAGAAGTTTAACTTGGTCCCCAGTAATCTCTGGACCAGTTAAAAAATCACCTATACGTACACCATCAAAGTCTGCAGGATTTCCTGCATTATTAATCACAAAAGTATCAGAACCATTTACATCTGCATTTGCTAATAAATGTACACTGTTAGTTGTTTCGGTACTGAATACAGGAAAGTCAGAACTCATATTGTAGAATTCTGTTTTAACACCTGCACTTGAACCTGTTAATAAAGAACGTACTTCTTTTGCTTCGATAGAATCTGAAAATTGTGTACCATCAAACTCTCCCTTTTTGATAAAGTAAAAAGGAACTGTAAATGCAATAATGTTATTGTTTGAAATACTTATTACATGGTCTCTGGCACTTACGGTGTTCTCAATAAAACTAGTGGTACTAAGATCAACAGAATTAGGATTATCAGGATCATGCCCAATATATACTTGCTTACTATCAACAGCCAAACCAATTTCACCTGGTCGCAAAGGCTGTGGGAGATCTTGTTTAAGTCCTCTTCTGTGTTGTATTCTAGATACTATAGTTTTATCGTTTTCTGCCACTGCTAAGTCTCCAATTGCTTAACAGTATTTATCACTTTTGTTCATAATAATCCAGCAGACGTTTGCCCCACTTCTCACAATACTCGTCAAACTCGTCACCTTCAATTACAAAATCTTTATATTGTCCTTCTCTGTCTACCATTAAGATAGCAACTTGTTTGATGTTTGTACCAAACATTTCATTGTGTGCTAGTGCATATGCACAACCTTGCATAAAGTAATCTTCAATCCATTCTCTTTTCTTGATCTTTTTAGCAGTCTTAAAGTCAATAATTGCAGGTTTGCCGTTCCACATGCCTATTGCATCACTGGTACCTGCATAAAGTCCTTCGCTGATCAATGCTACTTCAACACCCCACAATTCATCAATTTGGCTCATGCCATCTCTGACCATTTTGTCTACCATTTGTTTAGCCATAATACTGATTAAATTGTTTCCAGTAATTTCCCATGTTTCGCCTAATACATATTTTTCTAATGCATTATGCACTTTAGTTCCTAGGCCTGCGGCTTCTCTGCTCACACGGTTTGCTTCTTCCTCACCAACACGTTTACGCCATGCTATGAGAGCAGTTTTATCTCCTGTATCAGAAAGTATTGTTGTTACACTAGGCACCGGTTTATTGTCTTCGCCTGTGTATTGACGTTGTCCTGATTTTGCTGTTACCCTTTTTAATGTAGGGTATTCATATTTTTCAACTAGCATCTAGTATCTCCAGTAATTTATTAGCCATTTGATCATGGCAATGTAGGTTAGGGTGAAATTGGCAAGGGTGTATATATTCTTTATGAATTGGATGGGATTTATTAACTCTGAATTCAACTGCTTGATATTCATTTTCGGTTGTGCCTTTTGTTATCGGCATTCCCAATATATCAACATAATTTGTTCCGGTTGTCAAACCAAAAAGTGTATCTGTTTTTTTGATAAGCCAGCATTCATCGGGTACTAAATTTATTTCTTCAGATATGTGTATTGGTCCCCACACGTTAAAAATATAGAACTTTATATTATGTGCTTTACATACGGAATACATTTCATTTATTGTTTTAGTTGATTCATACTCACTAAAAGGAATAAGAGGTCTGAGCTTGTCTTTGAAAAACACTTTGTGGCGTTCTGCATGTCGTTGAATGTTTTGATGATAGTGACAAAGGTCTTCTTCAGTTCTAGCAAAATCTCTGCTTTGTGCAGTAGTACTTAAAAAAACTATATTATTATGCTCTAACTCTTTTGGATACTTTTTAATCCACTCATACAGATTATACAAAGCAAACGATATACTGCCGCCACTAAATCCAAAATTCCAATGTTTTGCACCAATTGTATCACTTACTTTTCTTCCAAAAACAAAATTAGGCATGTTATAACCAAATGTAGCATTAGGAACATATTTTGGAGAAACATAGGCATTTGCAAAACCGCCTGTCTCTGGATCTCCACTACCATTCCTGAACCTAGGCTCTTTGTAAAGTTCGGAACCAATAACCCAACTATCACCAAACCATAAATGATTAGTTTTCACTGAGGGCCTCCATTAACTTAATATGCATCTGTTTGTGCCCTGATATATTGAGGTGGTAATCATTTATATAATTTGCATTGATATCATTGTTTTCATCGTTCCAAACATCATATATTTCAGCACCAAATGTTTCATTAAATAAGGTACCTGGGAGCAAGTAGTGTGTTGATAAATTAAAAACATCAATATGTTTTAATGTTGTTATTTGCTCCCAGGTAGATAGTAAATGTAGTTTTACATTGTAATTTTTACAGAGTGCAACTACTTGATTTAGAATTCTAGTGTTGTTGTATTCAAAAAATACAGGTACTTCCCATTTATCTGTTAAAAAATTATGTTCGCTTTCTTTACTTAATTGTCCTTTAGGGTGTACATGGTATTCTTTATGCTCTATATCATCAATAAAAAATGCTCGTGTGTTTCCACTAACACAAAAAAAGATTGTGTAATTAATGTTAGGTTGATAAATGTTCTTGAAAAATTTTGTCAATTGGACTAATTGAAACTCTATTGAACTACCAGGGAAAGCAAAATTAATGTATTCAACATCTCTTTCTTTACTGGTCAAACTTGCAAAAGAATACTCAGGGTGCGACCAATCTCTCGTTAAATTTGGAAAACGCCCTGTGTGTTTTAATTCTTGATGATGTAATTCTGGTGTTTTAGATTTATCTTGTTGGTATATTTCGTCATACAAACCTGTACCAATGACCCAACTATCACCAAACCATACGTCTGTTTTATTCATAATAATTTATCAACCACTACTAATATATAGTAGTTGTACGGTTTAATTTAATTAATTATTGATTACCAGGCAACGTTCCAGATTATGGTTTGAGTATCATTCTGTTTGATGTTTACTCCGTAACCTAAATCTGTAAAGTATTTTTTGACGTAATTTATTTGATCTACTTTTGCGGCGTCAGTTGTAATACTAAAGTATGCCTTGTAAAAAGCATTACTATCAGTCATTGTTGTACCGCTTGACACGTTTGCATACAACACACCAGCAGATACATTTGCTAGAATAGCACTTTCTATACTACGAACTTCGCCATGTATAGTTACATTGTTCCTAGTATCTATTCTTGCATCTTTAGCATTTGTAAATATGTTTGCCATATTAATTCGCCTTTATATCACTTAGTGCTTTGTCGCCTGCCATTTTACCAACATCAACTGTAGGTTCTGCATCAGTGTCAACATCGCCACTTAATTCATCTGCAGGCACAATTTTTTCTGAATCTGCACTACTTGCAAATCCTGAATCTCTTACTTTTTTAACAAGTGTGTCTATGTCAATTAAATGTCCTTGTTTTGCTAACAAGTCCTGAAATAATTCTGTAGGTATAGACTTTGCATCCATTCTAGTCATCACTTCAGACGATAGCAAGTCACCGATAGCATCATCCATTTCGCTATCTGCTGTTTTTTGTGCATACTCCAGCAATGTGACTTCGCGAATTAACATTAAATTTCAGCTCTGCCCAATGGCTCCTCTTCAGGACCAGCACTTGCAGGAATATTATCTTCTAAGTCACCCTCAGGTTCGCCTAGTCCCATATCGCCAGTATCTAAATCGTCGCCGCCTAAATCACCAGTGTCAGCCATTGCTCCACCTGCTACAAAACCTTCTCCTGAAAGTTCTGCAACTGCTTGATCAAAGCCTGTTTTAATTGCTTTTGTTGCTTCTAAGTGCTGAGACAACAATCCGTTAATGTTATCTGAAAAACTAACTGCTTTGTCTCCGCCCATTTCGCCACGTACTTGATCAGCAATAGCAGGCAAGTCTTCGTTCATCATACGACCTAATCTTTCTACTTGATCTTGAATATCATCTGCTAATGCACGTACAGCCATAACAACTTCTGCTTCTTCAACGTTTACTTCTTCAGAAATCATTTCACTTAAGATATCATCAAACATGCTATTAAATTCTTCTTTAACGTTTGATTTTTTTGATTCTGTTTTATTCATTGCATCTGTAACTTCTTCAGGTTTCATACCTAATTCTTTAGCAATGTCTTCGATACTTTTTCCGTCTTTCTTTAGTTTATGCATGTATTGAATACTGTCATTTAATTTTCTTTCTGCAATTTTGCGACCAAACATTTGAATACCACTTACAACTGCATCTTCTTCGAGACCATTAAGGAAACCAACCACTGAGTCTCTGCTTTTACCTGATACTTCTGCAAATTTACCTAACGTTTCTTCGATAGCATCGTAACTGCTAGTGTCAACAATTTCAACACCAATCTCTTTAGCAAGTTCTGATAATAGACGTTCATTAAGATCGCTGTCTATACTTTCTGCACTTGCCATAACAGCACCGCTACCACATTCATCCATGTAGTCTTTTGCCGCTTTGATAACAATAGTCTTTGCTGTGTCATCGTCGTAAGCAAAACGATTGTCCATTCTGTAACGGTTCATGCATTCTGTACATGCTTCATCCATTGTATAACCGCTGTCCATAAGTTGTCTTACACTGTCAGAAATCATGCCTTTCATTTCCATATATGCAGGTGATTCTGCATACATGCCTTCTGCTAACATGACGTCTATTGCATCTCTAATACCTAAAAATTTTGCATATTCAGGTTCTAGTTGAAACTTTTTATTGCTGTTGCGAAGTTTGACTACGGCCAAATTAGCAGTTTCTTTTAACTCAAGCAACTTTCTCTTTGGCAAAAATGCCTTCTTAAAAGAAACACCAAACTCTTCGCCCAACACTTTTGATATTTTGCCTAGTTTGGAACTAGGTGTTGGATTTAATTGATTTAATAACATAGTGGTTTCCTATTCATAACTGTAATAGTACTTATTTATCATTTTATTGAGAATTGTGAAAGGACTTAGAATAGGTTTTGTACATTGCTTAAGGCATATTTCTGCCTTAATACAGTTTCTATGAGTCTGTGACGTGTGGCTTCAAACTTAAAAGCGTCTTTTGTGGTCTTCATAGTGTGTCTATAAAACATGCATTCGTTTTTTGCATCAACATATTTGTTTATAAGCTCTTGTGGCTTTCTAAACATACCACCGTCTCTAATAGTCTGTTGGTGCAATTTCTTGCTGTTTAGACGCACACAGAGCACGTTAGCAAGTTTTTTAGTGGGAATGTAGGTCAATACTACCCTTTTGGTTATAGCCTCTAAAATTTGATACATTTCTATGGACTTGTCATAGGAAATCACAAAGACACCACGTTTAGCAACATTTTGTGCTATCTTGTCTAACTTTTTACCTATAACTCTTTTATTCAATTTTACTTTTTTGTGGGTAGACCTTGAAACCAACGATATCATTTTTTCTGACCTTTTGTAGTATGTTTCTACAATACATGTCTTCTGCCATGTATCTTGTTCTCTCGTCAAATTTATTTATTGGACAAAACTTTTCAAAATCTATTTTATTGAACAGGCGAGTCTCATCTCTGGTGATGAAACTTAAATTACCATTTTTGCATTTAACTGCTTTCATGTTTAACCGCCGGCATGCATTGCGGCCATATGTGCTTTATATTTTTTAGTGCCTTTCTTATGTGGGCTTTTACCTTCGTCTAAACCTAATTCTGCTATAGCATCTTCTATTGCTTTTCCTGTGTCTCTGCCACGATAAAACTCTGGCATGTTATCAGACATAAATGATTCTATTTCATCTTTGCTTTCGAAGTTATCTAAACCTTTTTCATTAACTAATGCAACTAATATACTTACAGCCTGTTCTCTTTTGGGATTGCTTTCAGACACTTTCTTTTTCTTAGAAAACACAGAAGGATTTTGGCGTCTGTGCAGTTTGCCCATTGGCATGGCAAAACTTCCTATTGCTCCGGCTACTGTTTCTTTTAATGATTCTACGATTTCAAAATCATCATCTGATGTACCACTATAACGTGATGCTCCTACAGCACCTGATTTGATCCTGGCCTTTTGTTTGGCACTATTGTCGCTCATAGCCGTAACATGATATACTTTACCAGTTTTTTTATGCTTTACTTTGTAGTGCTTAAATGATTCTGTTAGGTCTGAAATCTTCATAATAGTATTTATCAATCATAAGATACGTTGGGAATAGAATAACCTAAACTGTTTAAGCCGTTAATAACTTGGTTTGCATAGTATGTAGCATTTGCTCCAGCAATCACATCAGTTTCAACACGTACTTCTACGTTTGCTCTATCACTAAGTCCTGCTGTACCACTGTAATTACCAGTACCATTTATAACAGCATTAACATAATCTTTATATCCGCCATAACTACCAGGCCCTGTGTTTACTTGGAACAACACACTTCTAAA